AACAATTAACATGTATCCAGATCAAAATAAAATAAAGAAGTCTGATTCTGAAAAAGATTCAGAGAATGCTATTGATAAAGGAGGTAATAAAATGGCAGACGAAACAAATAACTCAGCAGAAGCAGTCGTAGAGGCAGCAGAAGCAGTAGTAGAGCAGGCTGTAGAAACAGTCGTAGCTGAAGTAGCAGCAGAAGTTGCTGCAGAGGCAGAAGCAGCTCCAGCAGAAGAACTCGTAGAGAAGTCCGTCACTAGCGCAGAAGCAGAACAACCTTTTGCAAAAATGTTGACTGAACTGCGTGACCTCTTTGGTGAAGCAGTTAATAAGAATTCTGCAGACGTAGAAGAGAAGTTGCAAAAGTCAGTGGAAACTGTAACTTCAACTCGTGTAGAAATGGAAAATGCAATGACAGATATTAAGAAAGAGATTTCATCTCTTACAGAAAATATCGGTGGATTTATCAAGAAATTTGAAGATCTTGAAAAGCGTTTTTCTTCATACGAAAACGATACTGCAGTACAAAAGTCCAGTGGTGACGTAGACAGCGCATCTCGGGATACTAAACTCCAGAAAAATTTCAAGGAGTTTGATTGGCAAGGATCCTTCCTCGGAGTCCACAATCTATAATTTAAAAAAACAAAGGTGGTGAAATAAATAATGAGCAATGAACTATTACAAAAAGTAATTGACACAACAAATCTTGGTACACCAGGCAATGACCTATCTGGCGATGGACGCACAGGTTCAGGTACAGGTCTTCTATACCCAGATCAAGCTAACAGATTCCTAGATTACATGTGGGATGCAACAATTCTTGCAAAGGCAGCACGTACAATCCGTATGCGCAGCAATACTACAGAAATTGATCGTGTATCTGTTGGTCAGAGACTTATGACAGTAGCAGCTGAAGAACAACCACGTGATTATGTCAACGCAGACGGATCACAGTTCACAAATGCAGCAGCGACTTTCTCTAAGATTTCTCTAACAACTCGCAAGCTTCGTCTTGATTGGGAACTTTCAGCTGAAGCTTTGGAAGATAACATTGAGGGCCCAGATCTAGAAGATCACATTGCACGCTTGATGGCGACACAAGCTGGTAATGATATCGAAGACACTCTTATCAATGCAACTGGTAGCGGATCTGGCTTAATGTCAGCATTCGTAGGTTTCCGCAAGGGAGCAATTGACAACGCACACGTTGTTGATGCAAATGCACAGGGATTAGATAAGGCTGTATTTAACAAGGCTATCAAGACCATGCCACGTAAGTACAAGCAACGTCGTAATCAGCTTCGCTTCTTCTCAGGTTCAAACCTGGTACAAGATTATCTATATAATCTTACAGCTAATGCTGGTTCCGTCAACCCATGGGATATCGCTTCTGGCGTAATCCGTGGTGACGTAGTTGCTAACGACGGAGGACCTGGTACAACCACTCCGTTTGCTTTTGGTATCCCAGTTATCAACGTTCCTCTGATGGATGAAACTCGTGATTCCACAGGTAAGGCATACGGAGATTCTGGCTATTCAGCTTCTGCAGGATTGTATGGTGATCTTCACCTAACATTCCCACAGAACTTCATAGTTGGTATCAAGCGTGATGTTGTTGTCTATCGTCTCTTCCAGCCAAAGAAAGACACAATTGAATACACACTATTCATTCGTGTTGGCTGCGCATTTGAGAACTATGACGCACATGTTATCGTCAAGAATATCAAGGTCGGAGGCACTGATTTCGGTGATCTCGGTTCTGTAACACACGGTGATCTCGTTTCTAACGCAGATGCACACGAACGTGGTACATTCTAATATAACCTTTTAGGTGCAAAAATAAGCGGGGGGATTTATAATCTCCCCGCTTATATATTAAAGTGGTATAATAGATGTGACATGAAAGGAATAATAAATGTCATTTGACACATTAAAAATTAATGAATTAAAGAAGGTTGCAGATAGCTTTGGAATAGATGTTCCACAAAAAGCAACAAAACAATCAGTAATTTTGTCTTTGCAGGATGAAGGCATTACATGGGATATGTATGCAAAATTTAGCGGGGCAGAAAAGCAGGAAATTGAAATTAATGCTAAACCTAAAAAGAAGGTTAAGTTAAATAAAGAAAATACAGTTTTAGTAAGAATGGATCGTTCAAATCCTTCATATAGCACACATGGTTATGTTTTTACACAACAACATCCATTTATTGCTATGACAGAAAATGAAGCGCAATTGATTTTTGATACAGAGATAGGATTCCGTCCAGCTACTCCTAGAGAAGCGCAGGATTTCTATAATTAATAGGGGGTAATTAATTTGCATCAGATAGTTAGAGGCACAACAGAAAATGCAGAATTTGAAATTTATGTAAATGGTGAGCTTGCTACTGCAGACGGAAACGTAACTGTATCTGTTACTGATGCAAATTATGGGACCTCTATAGGTTCTGGCGGGACAGCAACAAGAGATTCTATAACAGGTAAATATAAGTTTGACCTAGACCCAGACTATACAGCACTAAATAGAGTTTTAAGAGTTCA